GGTTTTTGTTGTTGATGTGCTAACGATACGCCTCTATTTTTCATCCGTCAAGCTATTTTGAATATATTTTGTTTATACTTTATTTCTTTACATCCTAGCTATTGTCGTGCTATTGTTTCGTTACTTTTAACTAAATAGGCATTACAAATGAAGAAACCAACTACAGTTCACCTAGATTCAGATAGCAACACAAAATTAAGCAAAATATCAGAAGTAAGGCGCGAGTCTGGCTCTCTTGCTTGGAGAAAGAAGGATATTATTGCTGAGTTAATTAACAAATCATACAAAAGGAGTTTTAAATAATGTCAAACGTAAGATTAACGGTACTTGATTCAGAAACAGCTAGACGTACCAGGGAGCTTTATTCCCCAGTCAAACAGGTTTCAATGTCTAACTCTGAGAAGCGTGCCAGCAACAATCCTGATTCAAAGAAAGCACGCTCTAATATTAGGTTAGAAAAAAGACTTAACGAATTTAAAAGGATTTCAGACGATGGGTAATTTCAAGGATTTAAAGGATTTAGAAATAGCGGAGCTTAAAGGAAGGTTGAAAAAGACTAATTCCGCTCCATGCTCGTTCTGTGTCAACACTAGCGAGACTATTGATTCTATTGAGTATCAGGTTGAAAGGCAAGAAAATCTAATCGCTGACCTGGAAAGAGAGTTGAACTTTATTAAGAAATTTAGAGGTTTTTCATTATGAATGTGTTATCGCTTTTCGACGGTATGAGTTGCGGCCAAATAGCGCTTAATAGGATTGGTGTCAAGCCTAACAAATACTATGCGTCTGAGGTTGACAAATACGCAATCAAAGTTACTCAGGCTAATTACCCAGGTACTACACAGCTAGGTGACGTTACCAAGTGGCGAGAATGGAATATAGACTGGTCAAGTATTGACTTAGTAACCGGTGGCTTTCCTTGCCAAGCTTGGTCGATGGCTGGTAAGCAATTAGGCGATAAAGACGAGCGCGGGATGTTGTTCTGGGTCATGCTAGACATTATGAAGCATGTTAAATACCACAACCCGAAAGCGCACTTTATGATTGAAAACGTCAAAATGAAAAAAGAATTCGAGCAGTACATTACAACCCACACTGAAAACGCTCTCGGTCACGTTCATAAAATACTAATTAATAGCGCCCTAGTGTCTGCACAAAATCGCAATAGGTATTACTGGACCAGTTTTGAAGTTGAGCAGCCAGAGGATAAAGGTATCTTGTTGAGAGATATTATCGAGCGTGAGGTTTCCAATGATTTTTATCATACTGCCAAAGCGATCCAATATATGGAAAGAGGTAGTGACAAATGGATGCAAGCGGGTAGTAGGCGAGCGGATAGATACACGCAATCAATAGAGAAAGAGAAATCCTTTACTATTACAGCTAACATTCACAAAGGTGTGCCTTACAATTATTTTAAATGCGGCTCAATGATAGGCCGCAAAATAAACCCAGAAACAGGTAAGCGTGACGACTACAATCCTGATATAAAAACACAACAAAGGATTGAGGTTAGAAGCGACGAAAAGACAGGAACACTAACCACTGTACAAAAAGATAATTTAGTTATAAGTAAAAGCTCTTACCGCAAACTAACCCCAATGGAATGCGAAAGGCTACAAACCGTACCGGACAACTACACCAATCATGTTAGCAACACACAGCGCTACAAGATGCTAGGCAACGGCTGGACTGTTGATGTTATAGCTCATATTTTTAAAAACTTAAAAGGGTAAGGCAAATGATTTATTCAATGATCACATATTTCGCGAACTTGATGTGCTTTGGTCTATGGGTTTATGCAATGTATAGTGATATTTGCGAGAGCCGCCAAACGTGGTTCGTTATCGACTTCTTTATCTTTCCTGTTGGGATTGTTAGAGGTGTTTATTTGAGTTTGAGAGGTGACTTATGGATGATTTAATAGGTGTAGTATTTTGGGTGGGTTGTGTTATCTGCTGGTTTAACGCTGCTATTCACGATATCGGTAATAATAATGCAATCTGGGCCGTTCTTGATTTTTTAATAGCTCCAGTCGGAGTTATTCGCGGATTAGTTTTATTTTTTAACTAAATTTGTTATAATTATAGCGCGGCTAGGCTCATTACCGAATTTCTAGCACCTTACTAGATTGCCGCCTACATTTCTAAGGTCAAATACTAAAGGAGTATTTAATGAACAAACCAACAAATTCCACAATAACTTACGCGGACTGTGACTTGCAAGGCTTAACGCCTATGGTCGCCGTTATTTTATATAGCTATAACTTGAAAAACAAAAGCCAGATAAAAAGGTTTTTAAGTGGTGGCAGCTCCCTAACTTCGTTGAATGGTATAGGTGTGAAATCTGCGAACAAAATCATGCTTTGGTTGGAGATACAAGCATGAAACAGGGTTTTATAAAGCTGCATAGGCAAATACTCGATTGGGAATGGTATGACGACCCAAACACAATGCGACTTTTTCTTCATTGTCTACTTAGGTCTAACCATAAAGACAATAAATGGAGAGGGTATTTAATAAAAAGAGGTGAGTTCTTAACCTCGTTAGAAACTCTCTCTTTAGAAACTAAGCTTTCAATAAGTCAAATAAGAACGGCTATAAAAAAATTAGAATCAACGAATGAAATCGCAAGCTTATCACAAGCTAGACACCGCATTATAACTATCATTAACTATGATTCGTACCAGTCAAGTGACAAGCTTAGTGAAGGTGAAACAACAGTAAATCGACAGGCTGTTGGCAACCAAACAGCAACTAACAAGAATGAAAAGAATGAAAAGAATGAAAAGAATGAAAAGAAAACCAAAATACCTTATCAACTTATCGTTGATGCCTATCACTCTGAACTAAATGGAATGGCGAAAGTTGTGATCTTGTCTGATAAAAGAAAGGCCGCTATTAAAAAATTATTTAATTATCATAATCATCATCAAAATATCGGTTGGTGGGTAGATTACTTTAGATTAGTCTCTGGCATTAAATTTCTTCAAGGTGACAACGATCGTAACTGGGTTGCCGATTTTGAATTTATTACTAACTACAATAACTTTATAAAAATAATAGAGGGGAAATACTCATGAGCGAACAAATAGTTTTAGGTGGATTAATTGCTGATAACGAGAAAATACATGATGTAGCTCCGCTATTAACGGTTGATTGTTTTAAGAATCCCGATCATTCCAGGCTATATCGACACATTCTACAGTTTCACTATGAAAACAAACCGTTTGATATTGTTTCTATTGCTGACCTGTTAGGTGATCGCTGGATGCCATTTTGCGGCGAGATGGTTAGTAAATCATTTAAGCATGGGAACGTCGTGCATCATGCAAAGCTGGTTAGCGAGGCTCATAGACGCGATTTAATTAAAAGTGAGTTAAGCAACGCTATCGGCAAGATAGTGAATCGCACCGACACCCAGGAAGTGGTAGACGACATTAGCTCGTTTTTATCAACCTTAGAATCTAACGGCGAGAGTCAGCTTCGTAATATTGGTGACTCTATGAGCGAGTTTGTCAATGAGCTGGAGCGAAGGTATTTAGCTGATGGTGATATTATCGGCCTAACAACAGGTTTAAAAGATTTAGACCAATCTATTCAAGGGATGCAAGATGGTAATTTGATTATTATTGCTGGTCGGCCTGCCATGGGTAAATCAGTGCTAGCTATGAATATTGCTCAACATAACGCACTGCAAAACAAAAACACTTTGTTTTTTAGCTTAGAAATGACTGAAGACGAAATACAGCAAAGGTTAGTATCTAGCGTTGCTTGTGTTGATTACGGCTCTATTCAAAGCGCGTCTTGCGTTGATCAAAACGAAGTGATGCCTATACTGGCTGATGGGATTAACAGGATCAAGAAAGGTAAATTTATTGTTGATGATTCTAGCTCGCTTTCAATAGCTGAACTAAAAGCAAAATCTATAGCTTATGGTCGCAAAACAGGCGGCATTGATTTGGTGGTGGTTGATTACCTTCAATTGCTATCCGCTAAAGCTGAAAGCAGGTTTCAAGAGGTTTCGATGATTAGTAGAGAGCTAAAGGCGTTAGCTAAGGTATTAAAATGCCCCGTTATAGCATTATCTCAATTAAGCCGGAGCCTTGAGTCAAGATCAGATAAAAGACCCGTTATGAGCGATTTAAGGGAATCTGGGCAGCTAGAGCAAGACGCAGACAAAGTGATATTTATTTATCGGGATGAAGTTTATAACGAGCAAACCAGAGCTAAAGCGCTAGCGGAGATTATTATTGCTAAAGCCAGGAATTGCCCTAAAAAAAATGTAGTTAGCGTCTTTGATGGTGCAAAGCAGACGTTTAGAGAGGCTGATCATACTAGTTACGCAATAATTGATGAGATTAAATCAAGCAGTGGAGGCCAGAGCAATGAAGGATTTACCAAGATGTACAAATAACAAGCCAGCTCCAATTGGATCGCTTGTTGATGATGCTGTAAATCAGATAAAACAAAAGTCTGAAAAACTAAAAACAGAAAATCTAACCAATAAGAGGTAATTAACATGATAGTTAAAGAGTTAGACGAAATTGAAAGCGTTTTTGTTCAATGGTCAGAAAACAACCATATCAATGAAATGATGGGTTATGACGAAAATAGCGACATTAACAAATTCATAAATCCCCACGAGCTTAACCTGATATTGATACACTCAGCAAAAATAGGCTTGCGTTGCGATAAAATAGTTTTAGACGTTTTGTTCACGAATGGGAAATCATTTGAAGGCGTAAAATTTTACCAAACAGAACAAACAGAAACACTAGTAAAGTTATTGAATAGCGACTAAAAGGAGGAGCAAAAAACATGAGCGACAAATGGGAAGAAAAAAACATTAAAAATCCAAATCACTATGACTTATTCGGAGAAAACACAATTCACATATTAGCTAGGTCAATGACCGTCGAGATGTGGAAAGGGTTTTGTTTTGGTAATGTGCTGAAATACCGCCTTAGAGCTGGAAAGAAAGGCGAGCTTAAACAGTGCATCAAAAAAGCTGAGCAGTTTGAAACGCTGTTTGATGAGCATAAGAGTAAATGTATTAATTTTGAGTAAAGTAAAATAAGAGCTGTTTAATTAGATAAGGATAAGATAATGAGCGAACCAAGCGCGTATATTTTAGAAGGCTGGGATGAAGTTTGCGCCACTGCAAATGCATCATTAAACACAGACTGCCCATTGCTAGACGATGAAGTTTTAGTTGAGATGCACAAATATGTTTCTCGATTGAATCAGCGAAAGAACGAAATAGAAATTTTACTAGAGGATTTAAAGGCTGATCTATTGATGCGAGCTGAAACAGATAGTGAAGGATATAGCGTAGTTAATTTATTTGGCTCTATCTGGCATAGGTTAAAAAAGATCACTAAAGACAGCTAGCCACAGCCATAAACGGCTGCTTGAAGTCCGATTTTCATGGCTTTGTTATGTTTCACCTTCACCAAAATAGGAGAATAAATTGATTAACTTAATGCAAGGCGATTGCCTTGAGAAGATGAAAGAAATACAAGATGGCTCAGTTGATATGATATTGACCGACCCGCCTTATGGTACAACGGCTTGTAAATGGGATTCTATTATCCCTTTAGAACCAATGTGGGAGCAGTTAA